AATGGTTAGAGCAGTAGGTCAGGACACATTCCAACCGAAAATCGGATTTAAAACACGATACGGTATGGTAGCAAACCCATTCGCTGGTGCTAGTGCTTCTGGTAACATTACTGCTGACGGCGTTGGTGCTGTTAACGCTAACAGATACTACAGACGTGTTCAAGTTACGAACATCATGTAATATTTGTTGAGAAACAAATTAGAAAAGGGCGCTTCGGCGCCCTTTTTTTTGACATAAATAATAGTATGTTTTATAGTGAAAAGATAATAATTTACAAAGAACCATTTTATATGAAGCCAATTTTAACAGGAATATTCTTAATATCAGCGTTGTTTTACTTTCTACAACTAGGACTTAACTATCTTAATCCTAAACCTAACGCATTAGAAAAGATAGAACAAAGACTAGATGAAGCTGAAAAAGAACAATCTGTGCTTACAGAAAACGAAAAGAAACTAAAAACTGAAGCTCAAACTAAAGAATGGGAAGAGGTAGACGAAAAGACAATAATACCTCTACCTAAACCTAAGTAAATCTCATATAAATAGCTGTATGACTATTACAAACTCATACACAAGACAGCCTACAAAATTTGATTACGCAGAACCTACAAAGTTTAAATTTACTATAATTAAACTTCCTAAAGTAGAGTTTTTTGTAACTACAGCAAATTTACCTGGTATTTCATTAGGTGTTGCTGAACAAATTACACCTCTAAAAGATATACCATTACCTGGTGATAGATTACAATACGATACATTAAATATACAATTTTTAGTAGATGAAAATTTAGAAAACTATAGAGAGATACATGGTTGGTTAACTGGAGTTGGTTTCCCTAAAAACTACGAGCAGTTTCAAAACGTACAAGGTGCAGCTACAGATAGATTTCCTACAACTGAAAATGTAGGTACTAGTAAAGAANNNNGGTGCGGTAAGAAAGGCTTTACAAGATGAAGGTGGTTTATATTCAGACGCAACTTTAATGATATTGACAAGTAAGAATAATGCAAATTTAGAAGTTAGATTTAGAGATTTATATCCTATATCATTATCAGGTTTAGATTTCAATCAACAGGCAACAGATGTAAATTACTTGACAGCAAGTGTAACGTTTGAATATAAAATTTATGAGTTTGCAAGTGTTGGAGGTAGTGCTACTTTAGAAACTACTAGTTAATTATATTATAAATTATATTATGACCGTCCGAATAAAACCAAGAGATTACGATTTTACAAAAAATAGATTAATGAGAGGTGGCCCAGGCGACAAACTTGTCGGTGAAGGTAAAGTCAACATGGATTCATGGTTCAAAGATGTTGATATTTTAGAAGATCAAATAAGAAGTGGCGAATTACCTTTTTTCTGTACTGCTCCTTTTCAAATGGTATATACTACAACAAGAGGTGAATATGCACCATGTTCCTGGGTAAAAGAAGGTTACAATCCTAACATAAAAGATACCACTATAAAAGATTATTTTATTCACAATAAAAATTTAAATGATTTACGTAGAGAAATGACCACACCAGGTTCTGATCTTAAACTAGCAAAGAAGTGGTGTTTAAATTGCAGACAACAAGAAGCAAGATATGGTAGATCAAGGCGACAAGCTTCATTAAAGATACAAACAAACGATCATGCTATATGGCCTGGTATAAGAAATGCTGTTGAGTATTTTAAAAGAAACAATCGTGGTGTATTTCAGGATAGAGTATTAGAGGTACAAGTAAAAGCATTTGGTAATAAGTGTAATTTAGATTGTTATATGTGTGTGCCATATGACTCTACAACAAGATTAAAATCAATACATTCAAAAGAATTAAAAAATGAAAATGTATTTTCAGAATACTCCAAAACACCTTTAAAAAGTTTTGAAAAGCAAGAACTAAAGTCAGTTGTAGATCAAATAGTAGAGTTAGCACCTTACATATACAACTTAAAGTTTATTGGTGGTGAACCATTAGTTATGAAAAACTTTTACATATTGTTAGAGGAAATAGTTAAAACAGGACACGCTGATAAGATGATGGTTAAGTATCAAACTAATATGACGGTTACATCATTTGAAAATGTAAAAATAACAAAATTTATTCCTAAATTTATGAACTTTGAATTTACGGTATCACTAGATGGTATGGGTAAAACGGTTGAGTATGTAAGACGTAGATGTAATTGGGAAGAAATAGTAAGAAATATAAAAGAAGTAAAACAATTTCCTAACGTTACGGTAAACATAAACGGTGCAATATCTTTTTTAAGTGTATTAAGATTTTACGAACTATTAGAATGGATAGAAAAAAACAATGGTCTGTTTAGACAGATCAATTGGTCTAATATTAGAAATCCTAAAAAATTATGTGCTAACGTATTACCAGATAAAATAAAACAAGATTTAATTCCTAAATATGAAGGTTTTCCTGACATACAAGAAGTATTAAAAGAAGACAATCATGGCCTAGATTATCAGGACACATTAGACTATCTTTTAATGAACGATAAATATTATAAAGGCACCAAATGGGAAGGTAATTTGTTTGAAGTTTTCCCAGAACTTGAAGAATATTACTGGAAAAGATTTTAATGAAAATGACTCAATTACAATTACTCAATAAAAGACAACATGTTATGGCATATGATACAGATGATGTGCCTGAAAAACAATTAATTGAAGACTTGTTATGGAAAGCATGGAAAGTTACACCATCAAAAAACAATTTTATGCCATATCATTGTAACGTACTAGGTCCTGAAAGAGTTGATGAAAAGCATTCCATATGGATGAAAAGTGTAAAAAACAAAAAAGAAATAAACGAAAAGAATATTAAAGATCACAAAGAAGACGGATATAATCCATACTTTGAACATTTAAGTACAGCACCTTATCTATTAGTATTTACGCAAAGAGTTTGTGAACCAAATGAATACTACAGAAAAACAATAGAGAAAGGTGACTACTATGAACAAATGCACGAAGACCAAATATCATCTATGTTAAGAACTACAGCAGTTGAGGTTGGTATGTGGATGGCTAATCTATCTGTTTTTGCTTTAGAAAAAGGTTTAAATACATCTACAATTGCTTGTTTCCCATATAGAGAGGATAATTCAAAATGGGAAGATTTGCCTTGGGTAAAACATCCTGTAGTGTTACTAGGTAGTATAGGTAAAGCAAAAGTTTATCGTAGAGAAAGTATGAACGAACAACAAAAAAAAGACGATCAAAAACCAGAACCAGAAACAATAATAAAATGGATTTAAAACCTGTTAATATAATATTACTGATTGATTTTGAAGGACATCCTGCGTTAGGTAGTGAGTTTACAAACAATCAACGTTTTTCAACTTTAAATTGGTTACTAAATCCAATAAGAAAAGAACCTCTTGTTATTATTTCAAATCATATGCCTCATAGAGATAAGAGAACTGAAGAAATGGCAAAAATGGTTAGAATAGAAGGTAGACATATATGGAAAAATATAGATCCTGATAATAGTAATATTGAGAGTATTAAGGTAGAAGTAAAAAAATTAGGTTATAGTATTAACAAGGTTATAATAGGTGGCACAAATACATCTGGTTGTGTGTTTAGACATAAAACTTATTGTGCTATCAATTGGGCAAAAAGAGGATATTCTGTTCAAGTTGCAGCTGAGATGGTTGCAGATTATCAAATGCCTGGCACTAATGGTGAAGAACGAAATCAACATGCTTTAGCAATAGTATGGAGAGATGTTGCAAAAGAGGGTGTTTTTAAACTAATAAGATATGTAAGGAATATAGATATAGATGTCTGATTTAAGATGGATAGATAAAGGCGATAGAGCTGATTATACAGATACAACTATACAACGTGTAGGTAAAACAAAGGCTCGTTTAACAAGAGGTGGTCCTGGTGATAATTCTGCACCAGGTAAAGTTGACACAGCTCAATGGTGGGTAGATATTTCTGAAAAAACAAGAGCGAGTGGTAGAGCTGATGTTCCTGTATTAGGTCAATCTGCTGAAGACAAATCTTTAATACAACAAGCAAAAGACGAAGATATATTTTTCTGTACAATACCTTTTACACAAGCATATTCTGAAATGGATGGTGGATGGAAAGCATGTTGTTTTGCACATAGACAACAAGATGGACCTACCGTTGAAGATACATCTATAAAAGACTGGATGGAAAATAGTGATTACATGAAGTCAATACGAAAAGAAATGACTACCGTAAATTCTGATTTAAAAAAGGTAAAAAGATTTTGTCAAAGATGTATTGCTGATGAAAAAAGATATGGAAGATCCAGAAGATCAAATTGTCTAAAAATACACACTAATAATCCTGAGTTTTGGGATGATATACAAAAAAATATTGACATGTATAAAGCCAGTGGTATGTGGGCATTTGACCAAAGAATAATTGAGATACAATTAAAGATATTTGGTTCTGAATGTAATTTAGATTGCCATATGTGTATTCATACTAATTCATCTATAAGACAAAGAGGTGCTGAAAAAGGTGTATGGAGTAAGAAGATTTGGGAAGAAGAAATGGATAAAGATTGGGAAGCTGCTCAACGTGATTTTAAATTACATGGTAAAGATCGTACAGGTACATTTAGAGGTTCAACAAAAACCGTAATAGAACAAGTCGTTGAATTAGCACCATACATAAGAAGTATAAAAATTATAGGTGGCGAGCCATTGATAATGAAACAACATTATAAAATGATGGATGCAATTGTAAAAACAGGTCACGCAAAACATATTTTTATAAAATATCAAACAAATCTAACTAAAGTAAGTGTAGGTAAGCATAGTATGTTTGATTACGCACCACACTTTAGAGAAATTGCAGTTGTAGGTTCAGTTGATGGTGTAGGTAAAACAATTGAATATATGAGAAGAAGAACTAATTGGAAAGAATTAGAAGATAATATAAGAGAGTGTGGTAAATATCCTAATGTTGTCGTTGACTTTAATGGTTTGGTTTCATTTTTAAGTGTGTTAAGATTTTATGAAGTACCTGAATATGTAAAAAACAATCCTGATATATTTCAGATGAACTGGGCAATGTTAGAAACACCTAGAAGTTTAAGACCTAATAATTTACCTGAAGAATTAAAGAAAGAATTAATACCAAAATACAAAGAATGGCCTGATATTGTGGCTGCTTTAGAAAGACCACCTGAAAAAGATTTTAACATACAGGAAGTATTTGCATATCTATTAAAACAAGACAAGTATTACGAAGGCACTAAATGGGAAATGCACTTGTTTGATGTGTTTCCTGAACTTGAAAAATATTATGATCCAACCTATGTGTCAAAAGACGAACTTAAAGAAACTCTAAATATAGAAAACAATGAGGATATATTATGACATTTGACGAACTACAAGAACTCGCTGACAAAGACCTAAAAATAAATGATACTGAATTAGATTTAGAATCATTAAAAACACCACAACTTCATAACAAATATATGAAGTTTCATAATCAATACACTAATCTATTAAAGAAGGCCGAACAAGATTTGGCTAGATTAACAAGGGAGAAGTGGGAATATTATACAGGTAAGGCAGACCCTAGTGTCTATCAACAGAAACCTTTTAATATTAAACTTCTTAAACCAGACGTTGACAAATATCTTAAATCAGATGACGACCTTATTAAGTTAGAACAAAAAGTAACTTATGTACAAAGTGTTGTTGACTACCTAGATAGAACAATTAAAATTATTTCTAATCGTGGCTTTCAAATTAAGAATGCTATAGACTGGCGTAAGTTTACATCTGGCGTAATCTAAAATGCAAAACATCATAGTTGACAAGGTCAATGACGTGTACCTACGTATTGACGCAGACGCAAGTATCCGTAGAGAGTTATCAGATTATTTCTCGTTTGAAGTACCTGGTTACAAGTTTACGCCTCAATTTCGTAATAGAGTTTGGGACGGAAAGATACGGCTATACTCGTATGCTACAGGTCAATTA